TAAGATATATTTGACACTACGCCTGAAACTACACATATCGTAATAATTCTGTAACACCTGCATAGCTATGTTGTCACAGGCGGTTCCACAGTAGTATGGTATTGGCGATGTACGAATAATCGCTGGTCTGAGGATCTCCTCAATTGGAGAATTCCTCGCTCGCTCATACTATCTTTCTGTGAGAGACGTGTCATAATATTCTTGGCCATCTATCCGTCTGGTGCGGATGTCGCTTCTTTTGGCCATGATGTACCCCTTCTTTTCTCCCTTCTTTTCCCGACTAATCAATTTTGTCAGGAGGGAGATCTTCTAACCTCGGCCACACCATTTGCTGGGCTCAATTTCATTGTAGGTGTCCTATTTGAGAATATAGCATTTCCATTCGGCAGGTAGAGAACCGAGAGTTCTTTCAAGTGAATTTCTGGCAGGTAAGCCAGGTCCGTTGAACTCACGGTGTACAGCAGGTGGGAGTCCGATCTTCTCGAAATACTCGTAATGAGTCCTAAACGGCTCTACCCAGTATCTTGTCAAGGTCCTTGACTTCTTCCAAGACCCTTTGCTGTGACCCTCAATTAGCCTTCCGAGTGGGCTTGCTTTTAGCGCAGGACCAACTACTTGTTACCAGCAAACGCTTTCGTGGTGTACATTCCCGAACTCATCAATATCACGGATGTTGGCCTTTCCTCCTTTTGGATAGGTCGTTTCGTGATGGGTCAGACCCTTGATCGGGATGTAACCGAGATACGTGAATTGTGGTGTATATGTGATGATTCTTCCTTCACGGGGCTTTCTTAAGTTCATTCCAGCCCGGTGACACAAAAGGTCGGTGTCAATATCGTATTTGAAATTATCGTGACTCCTCTAGCGCTTCCTGAATGAAACCTAATACATCTCCTCTGTGAACACAAGTCTGTCTTACGAGACAAAGTCCTTTCCAGGAGAAAATTAGGCCCCAGACAGGGTCGCGATCTAGTTATATCGACGATTGACCTCAGGATGCCAGTAAGCTCCTAAATCATCACCACAGATTCGGGTCTCATGATGTGGGTTTGAACTTCTCTTTATCTCCTCTTTCTCGAGAGGACTGAGCTTGTCACCGGGGCCGAAGGGCTGAAGTGAGTAAGCGAAGTCGATCCAAAAGAGTTGCATAAGGTTGAGTGTAACCCAAGTCAACGGAAGACCCATGAGGATACCTTGGTTTGTCCTCTTCTCTGTATATTCACCGGGACCACTTTGGTAAATGATATCTTAGGGACCGAGAGCTTAGGCGCATAGGACTTTATCTTGATTTGAAAGTCTCTTTGAAAAACCTGATAACAACGCAAAAGCGAGCTCAAACGGTATAAGATCAGAAGCTTTGGTGAGGTCGGCAGACCTCAGGAATTTCTTTCCGTGGTAGATTAGTTCCATCTCTTCGATTGCTTTTCTACGATCTCCTGCGGAAACGGTGCGGAACCTTTTGTCCTTCTGAAGTGACCTAAAGATTTTCTTCCGGATAGGTTCACAGGCCAGTACAAGCCCTGGGTGACTCTTAGTAACTCCTCTCTCCTTAAGACCTCGGTCTGTTACAAGAAGATAAGAGTTCATAGAGACACTGTTCAGCTGCTCACTGTTCCTCGCCTAGATCCGGTCGACTACACTTTTTAGTCCGACTTCACTACACCCATATTCCTTTTATATTGCTTCTTCG